CAGCTCGCTTGTGGCGTCATCGTCGCGCAGCTCCACGCACTCCTGACCGCTCACCACCCGGATGCAATTCGGGGCTGAGTACCAGTCGTTTGTATCCGTGATGCTGACCTCGATGCTGTCGTTTTCGTGTTCATCGAAACGCGCTGCCTCCTCGGTCGGTTTCGGTTCGATGCTGATTTCACCGCGCCCGTTTATCCGTATCCTCCAGCCGATGGCGTCGACAATCTTTTGCGCGATGGCAAGATAGGTATCTTTATCCTCGGATACGATTGCCTCCGTCAATGCCGGTGACGGCGTGTCATATGTGACAGGAGCGGGGCCCATTTGCAACAGTTCCGCAGCTGCCTGCGCCCCAGGTACGCCCGCCGAAATAAAAAATCCCCGAGGAGTCAGCATGTCCTCGATGGGCTTTAGTACCGAGTAGCACGCCACCTTGTGCGTGACTTTATTGCCGTCAAGCGTCCGCTGTGGAGCTGACGCGAGCCCGGTAAAGAGCGGCTCTCTCGCGCCGCTCTCTCCCTGCTTTGCCTTAAGATAAACACGGAGCCAGCATTCGCCTGGCGTTTCCGTCATGGTGAGATCTGCTGACTCCATCAGGCCCGTCGGGGATTTGCTTATATTCCCGGCGATAAAATCATATTGCCCCGCATCCTGCCATGATACGGGGTCAACTCTATGCAACTCATATATGGCTGAGAAGCCGTTATTCCAGTTCATACACTTACCCCACAGGATGCAGTTCGTGCCACTCCTCCAGTGTCATGCCTTCCGGTTCTTGCGGGTCGATGCCCTTGACCGTCAGGCTGTACTGGACTTTGCGGTCGTCATAAGATGCTGTTTCGGTGACTTGTATGTCACACGCAAACGATGACCCGTCCGGCGTCCTGATGTGGGCGGGGCCCGCGTATGCCGCAAGGTCTCGCAGATCCATCAGCTCGCCCGTGTCCTGATTTTTGACGATGACCGTTTTTGCGGTCAGGTCGCGCAGGACGGCAGGGTTCCAGTCACCTTGGACAGAGCCGCCAAGGTAACTCGTGCGCTTAAAATCCTTTTGCCATTTATTGGTCAACTCCAGATTATACGGTAACTCGATCCGCATCCCGTTGGCGTCAATCACCATGGAATTGCTGTCGACCACATCGCCGTCATCATAGTAAAGGTCACGCCATGCGATGGCATTGTCCTCGTCGATGTATGAGCCTGTTGCGGTCTTGGCGACCACGCGATGCCCGCACAGATTGCCGAAACCGGGATACGGATCCACGTATGTCGTACCATATTCTCCGTCCCGCACGATCAACTCCGGCTGATCTGCGGTGATCCGGTAAATATCAAAAACATCTCCATCGACCCATCCGTTCGGCTTGGTCGGTGTGATCCGCACCGCCATCAGGCGCTGATCTGACTTGACGGTCGGTTTCTCGATGCTTGCCTTGTGCGCCCAGTTAACCTTAAAAGGCATCTGCGCCGTCGCCGTCTGTCCGTACTCATCCGTCAGCGATCCGATGAGCAGATACGGTGCTCCGTCGTCCAGCTCACCAATCAGGTCGTCTTTTTCGATCTCGTATGTCACCGTGTAGGCGCCGCCATTATAACCTCCCGACTGCGTCCAAATGGTTTCACCATCGTATCCGTCATAGATACTGTCGTCCGGTCGATCCACATGGTAGTCTGCCGCCCTGATTATGGACAGCGAATACTGTCCCGTGCTGTTGTCTGCCGTGCAGCTTATGCCCACCACCCCGAGTGCAGACATGACGCCATTCGTTATCGCCTGATCCGGGAGCGTTGCGAAATCCAACGATGGTGGCGCCGGACAATAAACACTGACCGGGTTGCTCCAATCAGAGTATCTGCCCGATGCCGCACGAACACGACAGGACAAAAGATACGTCGTGCCGAGCTCCCACGCGTTACGCCTGATAACCACGCTCTGCGCCGTGTTGGTATGTCCGACGCAGATGAGTGGTGTAATTCTGGAGTCAACGACTATAGCGGTTACCACTTCCGCGTATTCCTGCGGCGACCCGTCCTCGTTAACGTAATCCCACGATGCCGATATCGGAACACCCGGAAGCACAAACCCACTGCTAAGCGTCAGCGTCGGCGTCTCGGGTGTGGTGGCGAGGTCAATCTGACTAATCTCCGACCATGCAGAGGTAACCTCATCGTCATCGATCAGGCCGTGATATCGTGCCCGGAAATGCCACGTCTTGCCTGCCTCAAGTCCTTTTATCAGCCATGTCTTAGCGCCAATGTCTGTGATGGTGCATGATTTCGGGTTCTCGTTGGAGTACCATGCATACGGGTTGTCCGCCCATGTCAGCTCCATATCCGTAGCTCCAGACCATCTCCAAGACAACCCGACAAACACAGACGTGCTGTCCGGGCCCTCGGATAATACCGGCACGCTCGGAGCAACCGCCGCAATATCCTCATCGAGTGCCGACGGGGACGTCATGATGGCATTGATGGATAATCCACTCTGTGTGCCGACAAAAGCATAAGCGCCAAAGCATGATTTTGACTGTCCCACGATTGCCGGAACAGTGAGCGTTGTTGTCGTAACGCCTGCCGCCAAGATTGCGACCACCACGTTCGCTTTCGGGTTTTTCGGATCACGGTAAAAGATGGCATGCTTTGCCACGGAGCACTGCGTGTTGATGGTCAGCGTGATCGTAACCGCGCCACTCGTAAAGTTAGGATTTGCATTGATGCCCGGCGCTTTTAGGCGCTTGGTCATCACGCGCGCGGTCTTGCTGTAGCTGATGCGATCAGTATCGTGTATCGATGCAATCCGCACCCACATGCACTGCTCATCCGCCAGCATATCGGAAACGCTCGCGGATACCTTATCCATCTTCCCGGATGGCGTGACGGATATGGCATCCTGCCACCCGGATGCGGGAGCTGTGCAGGCGTCATCGGTCGGGATTCCGATGACATACTGCACTTTCTCTTCGTCTATCGGGCGCAGGATGGATTTGGTGTTTATCCACTGCGCCGTGATAACGGTAGCTGCACGCTCAGCGACCTCCCTTGCGGATGCACTCTTAAGCGCAGGCGCTTCAGGTTTACTGTATGCGTGATGGGCGTATACCCATTTTGAGTCACCGCCTGGGCCCGAGCATCTTGCGCGGAACCATCGCACAAGGCCAGTCTTCAGGATGTCTTCGTTTTGTTCGGTATATGTGATTTCCCGCGAAACATTTGCCGAGCCGTCAATGTTGGTGACCGTTCCTGACCATGTTTTTGGCGGGTTTGCGGACGATGTACTTATGCACGTCTGATACTGCACATACTTTGCAATCTTGGAGCCGTTGGTGTCCGCATCATGCTCCACGGTAAATTTGCCCGAGTTTGCGGTGAGCAACTCAAAGCTGACGGTCGGGGCTGTTGGTTTTTCCGGCACCCAACCGGCGTCTTTGACTTTCCACGGCGACATTGCGGTCTCGACTTTTTCGTCCTTTGTCTTTTTATTGCCGTTCTTATCGACCTCGCCGGTTTCTACTTTGGTATTAAACGTCTTGCGACGTCCCCTCACCTTAAAGCTAAACCTGCTGACATTCGCCACGTTCTGGACGGTCACGACAACAGAGGTCTGCTTGGTGGTAATCAGCACCTTGTGCCATGTCCCGTCCTTTTTCGCCTGCCACTGGAATTCCTGCTTTTTACCGTAATCGACATCACGGATTTTCCAAGAGCAGGTAAACTCATTCCCGTTTCTTTCTACTTGCAGCCCTGTCGGGGCTTTGGTTACATATGTATCTGCCATGTTAAGCCCTCTTTAACTGCTGTTCGAGTTCTCGTGCGAGTTCATCGGCATAAGCAACCGGATCCGTTGCGCCGTTGACCTCGATATAATTGTTGATGGTTGCGCCGGTTCCAGCATTGTCAAATTCCGCATCCAGATGTCTCCAGAACGCATCCAGTGGCAGTGCCGCCTCTGCTCCTGCTTCGCCAACACCGATTATGCTCGGCTGATTAAAAATACCGCCCTCTGCGAACCACTTCGTGCCCACGCTAAACTGAGGATACGACACAGTGGTCTTGCCATCAGATGACGATGCGGTCGCCATGCTTACGGAGATGACTGGCAGGGAGCCGTGGAGCGCAGGCAATGACCACGAGAAATTCATCGCGGCCTGCATCTGGGATGCCGCCTGCTCAACAATGCTTAGTGCCGTGCCAATGGACAACGCGTCCACGGTCGGGAGAACCAAACTAACGCCGCTGACGGTTGATTCCCAGCTGCTTGCGGCGTCCTCGACAATCCCGTTTGCCGTATCGATAGCCGATACGTCTACATCCGAAACAACAAGATTGCATGCCGCAAGAGCTGCTTCCATTTCTGCTGTGGAACCGTGCACGGCTTCGACGGTTTCGTCTCCAGCGCCACCGCCAAACAAATTTTTGACCCAATCCCATGCAGATTTAGCGGCATTTTTGAGACCTTCAAAAGCACCACTTGCAAGAGCGCCAAAATCAGGCCACTCGATTTCAAAGCTTGTGAATATATTTTTTACTTCCGTCCAGATATCCCCGGCGGTCGTAGTGATGGAATTCCACGCATCCGTCACAACTGCCTTAACGGCAGGAGCGGCGGTCTCGAATTTGGCTTTTGCGGCGTTAAACAGATTTTGCGCTGTGTCTGCTATCGTGCCCCACGCGGTCAGAGTTACGGACTTAACCGCCGGAGCGGCGCCGGTAAACACTGCCTTTGCCTTGCTCCAAATCTTTTTCGCCGTGCCCTCGAGTGCGCCCCATGCCGTTACAGTTACTGATTTAACCGCAGGCGCTACGCCCTCAAACACTGCCTTTGCCGCATCCCATGCGGTCTGCGCGGCATTAGTTAATGTATCCCACGCACCTGTTGCAACCTCTTTGACACTCACATCGCCAGTGAAAATGCCAATAATTGCGTCCCAGATGTTTTGCGCAATATCCGTAATTGCATCCCATGCGACTGTGGCAATGCTGACCACGCTGATTTCGCCACCGAATACCTGCTCGACAGCACTCCACAGGGTGCTTGCGGTAGTCGTAATGGCATCCCACGCGTCACTCAGAATCGGCACGGTCTCAATAACCTGCGAAAATGTAGTGACAACAGAATTCCAGATCGTCTGCGCCGCTGCAGCAAGCGCCTGCCAGCCACCCTCAAGCAGACTAACAATAGTCGATGCAATGCCAGCCCAATCCGCATTTAACAGCAAACTGCCAGCGTTGGTAATTAACTCGCCAATACCTGCCGCGAATATCGGGATATTATCAATAATCCCCTGCGCAAGCCCCGCAACCATCTCGCCTGCAATCGGGATTATCTGCGGGATGATTCCTGCGATAAAGCTTGGCAATTGTCCGAGAATAGTCGGGATCTGCTGAACGATGTTGGAGACCATCGGAAGTAAATTGCCAACAAAGAACGTGCTAACTGAATTCCCGAGCGCGGTCAGGTCGGGCAGAATGCTATTGCCGAGCGACAGGTCTGCAAGCAGGTTTGTCGCCGCCGCCTTCATCGCTCCGAATGACCCGGAAAAGGTCGTTGCAGCTTCCTGCGCCGCTACGCCGGTCAGACCGAGGTCTTCTTGGATAAGATGGATTGCTTCATAGACATCTCCGAGGTTGTTGATATCAAAAGCCTTACCCATTGCTCCCGGAAGCTTTTCAGCGTCCGACAGCAATCTCTGCATTTCTTCCTTCGTCCCGCCATAGCCGAGCTTCAAATTGTCGAGAAGCGCGTATTGGCCTTTGGCAAATCCCTGATAAGCCGTCTGAATCTGCTCAATTGGCGTACCCATCTTTGCGGCATTATCCGTCATGTCCATGATGGCTGTATTTGCCGCTTCGACCGCCTTGGTCGTATCTCCTGCAAAAGCCTGTTTCAGCGATGCGCCAAAGCTGACCGCCTGCTCTGCATAGTCATTTGCCGAGATACCCGCCTCTGCCGCCTGATAAGCGTACTGCTTCGCAGCGTCTGCTGCGTCTCCATAGAGCGTTTCAAGACCACCAAAAGACTGTTGTAAGTCAGCTCCGGCACTCAGGCTTTCGCCAAGGAATTTGCCAATAGCGGCAACGGTGACGGCGCCCTTAATAGCCCCGACAAGAGACTTGCCCAAGTTGGCTCCGGCAGAGGCTCCGACTTTATCTGTTGTTACACCGAGGTCTTTCGCTATCTTTTCCTGAGAACCTCTCATGTTGGGAATTATGGTTACTGTTGCGCGAGCAACCTCATCCATTCCCGGCATTTTTCATCACCTGCCTTCAAATAACCACTTGCGCATTTCTTCTATATTGGGCAATGGCTTCTTGCCAATATGTTGTGTCTTTTTCTTCTTCTCGCCCGGCCGTTTATATGGTTCTGGCTGTTTGCCCTTCTTATGAGTTATCAGCGTCCGCAAATACATATTTGCAACCGATAACTGGTCGAAAATATCAGCCAGAATAAAATTCGTTTTCATTGTTGTGGCCCATTCCGACAACTCCGGGTTTAGCTTCCGAAATAATGCGGAATCGGGCTTTGCATACGTCAGAAATGATTTAAGGGCGTCCCATGATAAGGACGCCCCGACATCATCTAACGTATAGCCGGTGGAAATCATGTCATATTCAACCGCCTCACGGTTTTCTTCTATAAAATTCGTGAGGCTTATGATTCCCCCATATTGTTCTGGGATTTGGCATAAGCACCAAAAATCTCCATGTACTCGTAATCGCCAAGATCAGCGTCTTCCAGATCCGGGCAGTTCTTGACTACAAACTCTTTTGCAGCCTTAAACGTCTCAAGTGTTTCCATATCCTGAAACTTCTGAAAAACAACAACCTGATCAATTGGAAGCTTCGCCACAGGCGGAAGCGTATACACCTTTTTGCTTCCTTCAAGGCTAAATGTAAAAACCTTCTTTTTCTTCAGTGTGAAATCAGCCATAATTCCCTCCCATTCCAATGATTATGCGCTCTTCTGTCCGTTGTCCTTTGCAATCGTCCACTTGTCGGCGGTAATAGTCGCATTCCAAGTGATTGCAGCATCCGGCTGGAAGGCGACCTCGCCAAGCTCGGAAATGTATCCCCTTGTGGTGCCAATCATGATCACATCATCCTCATCCTTCATTAAGAACAGATACGCCTCCGCATCCGGCATGCTATTCGCCGTCACGTCTACGCTGATCACTTTGCCGTGCGTTGCGGTCGCCGCCTGAACGGTGACATTACTTGCGCCGAAAATAGTTTTAAAAGACTCTTCCGTGGTATCGATGACTGGAGCACTCACCGTTCCTGTCTCATCGCCGGGGAGCATCCGCTCGATCTGGTTTGCCCAGTTCTTCAGGCGCTCAAAAGACCAATTCGAGTTATACGTGATGCCGTCAGAAGAGATTGCACCAACTTCTGTCCATGCCTGCGCAAGCGCTTCGCCCGGATAAGTCGGGAGTGCAGTGCCAGCAGGCGCGTGATAAAACATACCGGTAATGCCGTCTTCAGCGTAATTACCGATACCAAGATTCACATCATGTGTTGCCATGTGTTATACCTCCACGTTTTCGAGATGTGCGATAATACGCAGTCGCGCCGAGCACATCGCCAATTCGGGCCGTACGGGGTCAATCCCCCACGAGCTCGATGAGTTAACCGCCACATTGCGGATTTGTGTTGTTTGTAATTTCGCAACCTCTTTCAGGATGCCAATTGCTGTCCGCAGATACTCGGATGCCTTTGCTTCAGTCTTGGCTCTTGAGTCAAGCACAACATCAAAAGCATCAATCGTGTCTGTATCGCTACCGCCAACCTGATGTATCAATACATTCGGGGTTACGAAGTCTTTCGGGAGCGGTCGGCAGTATGCTGTGATGTATGGGGCAAGAGCCTGCCTCGCCGCGTCCTCTATATCAATACTTCGTGATATGCGCATTTACATCACCGCCCTCGATAATGCTTTATCTTCAGCTTCAGCGACCCGCGACTTGTAATCTGTTGTTGAAACAAAAGCCATCCAACGACCACCACCATACCCGCCCATCTTGGTTTCACATTCAAAACCTTTGCCGCCACGAGTGTTGTTGGCGTTTGCAGTGCTCTGGATGATCTGCGCGGCATTCGTCACGGCCTCTTTAACGCCGTCACTACAAAGGATCCGCTTAAAGCCTTTGCTGATAAATGTAATTCGTCCCGCCATTATCCGTCCCACCTTTGCAAATTGACCTGCACATGGTCTGCCCGCCCGGTGGCAGAAAACCATTTCCGTGGCGAACCGTTGACCGTGTAGACGTTTCCGTCATACTCAATGCGGTCACCTTCGCGCACGTCCGTGCCGGGAGGCATATAACAGGTCATTCCGTCAAACACACCAAGCACGCGCCCGTCCTGCGACAGGCTTGTAGATGCGGGCTGGACGGAGCATCTGCCAACCGAAAAAGTGGTAGCATTATCCCAGTCAGGCACTTCCGAGCCACGCTGTGTTTTGATGCCGGGCCTGATGACGGTCACTGTCTGGTTTGCCCATGATGGTAAAGCCATTTAAAACACCCCCTGAAGCCGGTACGGCGCAAGGACTTCCTTGTTGTCATCCGGCAGTGCTGTGGCGCGTGAGCTGTTAATCCAGTTCGCGTTATAGGTAATGGACACGCCGCCAGCTGTCTCGCTTGTCACGCCGTTTGACGATGCCAATGCATGCGTCAAGCGGTGCGCAGTCAACTCCCAGACAGCCGCCATAAGCGCATCAGGCAATCCGGCAGTGTACTCCACCACCATCTCGGAGTAGCGTTTCAGGCTGTAGTCACACACATCGTATACGCGAAGAATCCCGTTGGTTTCGTACGTGTACTCATACGATGCGCCGTTTACTGTAACCGCGCTAATATCCGTGACATACTTTGTGGGAAGCTGAACCAAAATATCATGCCCGACAAACGTAACGCGCCTGTCCTGCATGGTCATCGTCAGCCTGCACGCCTCGGACGGATACAAGTGCCATCCGACATAATTTCGGATGGCCATGCTCGCAGATTCGAGCTCTTTCGGGATGCGGACATCGCCCACAAAACGATTCGCGGAATACTCCGCAAATGCTTCCGCATCGAGCAGTTCGGGCATGCTGTCCACTTCCGTCAGCTCGTAACCCCATAAGGTCTTAAGACTCATTTTGTCTTCACCGCCTTACGCGCCTTGTTGGCAGGCTTCACAGCCTTTTCAGACGGCTCGACCGTCTTCTTCACCTCAACGGCACCGGCGGGTTGTTCGCCTTCCTCATACTGGTATTCCTTGCCGTTTACAATGTAATGCTTCAGCATCGGTTTCACCGCCTTTCGGAAATGAGAGAGCTGTTAAGCCCTCCCGAATCAGATCTATCAGGATGCCTTGGTCAGTTTCTTGAAGCCAGCCGGGCGGCGAACCGCCAGAGCCAGACGCTCTTCTGCGCGGATGGTCATCAGGTTCTTCACGAAGTCATCTTCGTTGCTGTTGGTAGCCTCAACGGATACGCCGCCCTTGCCGACCACAGAGCCGCAGGTCTTAAACGCACCCACGATAATCTGGGAAGCGGTCACGGCAGTGGTCACGCACACCGGGATACCCCACAGGTTCGGAACGTTCTGAGCGCCGAAGAAGCCGCCGCCGAAGTATCTATTCTCTCCGTCCTTGGCAATCCGCAGATTGTACCAAGTAGCCGGATTCATCACGATTGCATCAGCCGCGAAACCGGACTGCTCTTGAACATCGCTTGCCGCAAGCAGGATCAGATCTGCGATTGCAAGCTGATTACTTGCCGCCGTCCAAGAGGTGGAGTCGGCCTGGATGCCGGAGGTGGCAAGCAGGTCAGCAACGAGGGTGTTCTGCTCGACCAGTCCCAGTTCATAAAGCAGTCTGCCGTTGATCGCAGAAGCCAGGAACGGATAATCGTCGATATACTCATCGGACTCTTTGATATGGCAGGCGATCTTCTTCAGCGACACAGTCTTCGGAGTCGGATCGGCAAAATGCACCTGAGGCTTTTCATTTCCCTCAAGAGTGACGGCCGGGGCGCCCTGAATTGCACCCTCAACGAGATACTGGAGAGTGGAGCCGGAGATAGTCTCCGCGCCAAACAGATCACGAATCACCAGAGCGGTGCGGGGAGCGGTCACGACATTACGATCAAATGTAGTTGCCCAGTCAACGACAGCAGCCGGAGAGGTCTGCGTGTCGGTTGCGGCTTTCTGATAAACCGGGGCGACCAGATCGAAGCGCTTGGTGCGAGAGTTGGATTTTACATAATTTACAAAATGCTCACCCAGATTGGCGGCGTTCTTGATTTCGGGCATTGCTGCGTCCTCCTTCTCTTTGGTGCCGATCACGTTCAGCAGGGCAGCTTTCTTTTCGGCCTGCTCGATCTCAGCGGTCTTGGCTTCAATTTCGATCTGAAGTTTTTCGCCTTCTGCGATAGCTTCAGCGTCATTTGCTTCGATGCGCTCTTTCAGCGCCATGAGTGCGGATTTTGCTTCCGCAAGCTGTTCTTTCAGCGTCATAGCTTTATTCCTCCATTGCTTTTATGTAGTTCAGCAGCTTCTCTTTTGCCGGATTGCTCGGCTCG